AATCGTATAGCGGTGTGGTCTTCGGTCTTCTCTACAAGTGGCCGAACCCCCAGCATGCTTCTCCATACGGACATATCCAGCCCTAACAAGGGCATTGACACATCTCTGGACAGTTCTAATAGATACGCTCGCCTTTATGGCTATCGTGGCCTGGCTTGGCCAAGCCTCCGTGCCGTCATCACTTGCGTGGTCAGCGATTACTAGTAGAACCATCTTCTCTGTTGTTGGAAGGTTTGTCCGCCAAACTTCTGACATAACCCGAATGCTCATACGCCTCCAATATTCTCTCCCAAGATAGCCCATAAATTTCTAAATCAAAACGGGCGCGCCGAAGTTGTGCTGGATATTTTTTAGGTTGAGATACAGAGCGGCGTTCCATACTGGTCATACCGCCCCATACCCCATAGTCCTCATGTTTAAAAGCATACGATAAACATTCTGCCCATATTGGACAGCGAACGCAGATACTACGAACCGCGTTAATGTAATCATAAGCCTTAACACTTCTTTCTTCTTCTACGCTATAAAATAAATCTGTATTCGTTCCAAAACATTCGCCTTTTTCCCAATTTACTTCGCTGAACTTGGGCATCCTATTTCTCCAGTCGGGTCGTAATATCCGCAATATTTAGCACAAAACGAAACTCGTTCAGTTGGGTCTGGTGCTGGGTCATTGTTTGCGACAATGGCTCGGATATCATCTAACCATGCTATGCCTTCTAAAGCAATAGCCTCAGAGTAATCTTCTATGTGTACGCGAATATCTTTCATTTCCCCATCTCTAGCAATAGCAACTAGAGAAACCTGTTTGACCTCATAACCCTCCTGGGCTAATAGCCAACCATAAATATGAACTTGATAGAGTTGAGCGGCGCTTGGGAAATAACGCATGTTCCTGACCTTCGTTGTTTTCCAGTCAACTACTAAGCCTTTGTCTTTGATAAATAAATCAACATTCCCTGTAATCTTAGGGTTGCTAACTCGGTGTTCAATAAGAAAGTTATCCCCAAATGGGTCTTCCCTTTTTATTGCTTCTTGGATACCATGATGAATAAAAGTTCCCATAATCGCGGCCAGGACTTCCGTATCAGGATTAGTTGCTGGAGTGCGTTTTAACATGTGCCAAACACGCCGCCTACAACCCCCTACGGCACTTGGACCGACATCTACCTGCTTAGACCTATCCCGTTGTCCATCATGGGCTGTAAGAGCCGTAGATAGCATTTTGTATAAATCAACTGTCATGATATTCGCCCTTTGATAGTTTCAATAATTCTTTGAACCATAGCACCCTCATGAAGATTTCCGCAACGCTCACACACGCAAATCGGCATAAAGTTTAATTGGATTTCTAAGGCTATTTGTTCGCGCCAATAGACTTCCCAACCTTTATCTGTTAGCACATAAGTATCATCAGGTTTCATAACACATCCATACTTGTTCGGACACTTGTTCCAATAGAACGAGCGATATCTACTTGGGTTCTAATTCTCTGAGCATTTGCTCTAGCACCACGCACTAATGCTTCTGCCGAAGCCATACGCAGATGTAATTCCTCATTTTCAATAATGGCTAAATCCTCGCGCTCGCCTACTGTGTAATTCTTTCCAGTTGGTGATGAGCGTCTGGCCATATTTAGACGAGATTTGGCTAACGCAATTTCGTATTGCGCTTTGACGGATAGGTAATGGCTTTCGGCTTCTACAAGTTCTGAGTGAGAATCATCTATTTCGCGTGATAATTCTTTAAGCCGATTTTCAACCATTTGTGGAGTTAGAACAACATTACTCATTTGTTTTCTCCTGGAGTTTGATTACCTTTGCGGCATCCGCTGATAAATCCATAATGTCAGGAACAACAGCAAATCCAGCCTTTTCTAAAGCAAGCGCCAGTTCCTCAGGACTTTCGGTTAGATATTCAGATATGGCTCTGATACCCATAATGTTTAGATGAACGCCTACAACAAAACCAGCGGGCGGTTGGAACTTTTTATTCTTACTCATAGTTCGCCCCCACAATGTTTACATGTTTTCTTTTTTTGTTGAGTTGTTGGTCGCCCATATACATATTCAGGCGCTACATAAACTAAGCAACGACTACGGGTTTCTTGTAGGCGGGCAATTAAACCCTCCTTATGTAAAACAGACAACACTCCGCTTGCTTGACCATGGTGCCAGTTTGTTATTTCTGATAATTCTTTCCAGGTCAAACCCCGCCCTGTGTTGTGGCGTAAAAAATTAAGCGTTAGGTTTTGTCGTAGTTTAGTTGTTCCGTTTTTGTCTTGCTGGCGAGCGCGTTCTTCAGATGTGTTAGAACCTGAATAGCCTGATGTTCCAGCATAAGGCAGTATTGGTTGGTTTACGCTCATACTGTTAGTTCTTTAACGCGAGTGTTAATGCGGTCTTTAAGAGTTGTCTTACCTACTTTTGCGTCAAGAAGTTCGCCATGCTCTGTCCAGATAGCGCGTAATATATCTACCTCATTAACGGCTGGCACTTGCTCTATTAAGGCTTCCGCTTTGGCTAACTGGTCTGCGGTATATTCCTGAGCAGGTTTTTCTCTGACGGGTGCTGGCTTACGCGGTTCGTTTTGATACCGCTCTACCTTTTCCATTTCTTGACGGCTTGGGCGTTTGCCTTCGCTTGAGAAGCCACAATTGGCTAAAGCGCGCCCTATTGCTGAGGTTTCCCCATTTTCTAGGGCTGAGGTTCTATTGACGGGGCTTGCGCCTACGATTTCTTCAGCATACCCAGTTGCGACTGGTTGTAAGTCTTCTCGGTTAAAGAAGATTTCTGCCTTGACGATAAATCGCCGTTCATCATGAAATATCAGGTCGGTTAGAACGCGACCCTCAGGGTGCTTTTTCCAAAAGCGGGTAAGTCGGACTTCTACTGTTTCGTAGTCGTCCAGGTTAAACTTTGCCATGCTTGCCTTCTTTCTGTAAGGGGGCTTACGCCCTGTTGGGTCGGACTATGCCTTATAAATTACACTTTGTCCAGGATTACGCTCGGCGTGGCGCTGGATATTTCCTTGTAATAAATGCGAGAATCAGGGGTATGGACAAGCCAAAAAATATTGAATTCCCACCTACTGCCAGGGTTATTGTGAGCCTTCATCAGTTGTATGTTGAGATAGAACATGAGGCGGTTTATCCTGACCAAATAACTGATATGTCAAGTCGGGCATACGAATTATTTATGAACGCTATAGAAGGTGCTAAAAAGTCGGGCATGGATATCCGCAAGACTCCTGATTATGAGTTTGATGAAGAGGATGAAGAATAAATCTCACTTGATAAGAATTACCCACTTATTCTTTTCTTTTGAGGCATTTCATACTTACAATTTTTTCTATCTGAACAAGACCAATATTGGGGACCTATTTTGTAGGTTGGACTAAAAATTATGTCGGATGTAATTCTCATTTCTTTACCGCACTTTGGACATTTCATATTGTTCTCCAAGGAACATTAGCATTAGGGATGTAACGCTTTAAGATTTGAGGTTTGCCTCGGTATCCGCAGAACTCACAATACAAAGTTATGAGGTCACGATTTTCTAGTGGGTTAATAACCCATTGGGAACGCTGTCCGCAACCGCACTCAATGTTGTCTAGGTTTTGATATTTTTTGCCGTCTATCTCAAACATGTATGCCTTTCGTTTGGGGGCTTTTGCCCTTATAGTCCAAACCTAGTGCATACGCTTATATATGTCAAGACTTTTTACAAAGTTTTTATAACTATTTTTGTGGCGTTGCTCACACTAATCTAACCAAATTTTATATGCCGCTGTAACTCTACCTTTATCGGGGTCAATAAAATGAAGTCGTTGTGATGGTGTTGCGCTCGCCGCTAACATAACTCCTGCGTATCTATTATCGCTTTCCGTGCTACCTGTTTGATAAACAGAACCTAATCCGTTAGCCATTGCCCACTCTGCGTGAGTATGGTAATGACCAATATACACATCTCTAAACTCCCAAGGGTATGAGCCAGAGCGCCAGCGATTTACATGTTGAACGATAGCGCCTGGACTAGCAAAGCCATTACGCCCTACTTCGTCACCATGAATCAAAAGAGCGCGATAATTGCCTATCTCTATTCGTTGTATATCTTCTGGACTATCTTTCCAGGTAAGCCGTTTTTCATTTGCTAATAATTGACGGGCTAACTCATAACACATGCGGTCAAAGTTATCTGACCTAGGCACAGCGTCACGCTTGCTACCTATGCGGCCATGGTTGCCCCACTCAGCCACTACAGTTACTTTTTCATAGTTAGACAGGGCAAAGCGCACAACATCCACGCACAGGCGGGATACATTTACATATTGCTCAAAGAGTGTTGAATCTATCTCAAAGGGTTGGGTCGGATAATTAAATAGACCTTCTATCATGTCGCCGCCAAACATAATTACACAATTCTTAATTGGGTGGTCAGCCCTTTGTATTTCGGTTATACGGACAGCCTTGCTGGCAAAATCAGATACTCGCTTCTTCATTACCTCGCTGTTATAACTAGTAGTTCGTTTAGCCCCTTGCCAGTCCGTCATGTGCCATAGAGCAACCTCAGATTTAGTTTTAATGCTTTTAGGTATCTTAGGTATTGGAGTTTCTGATAATGGTCCAAGACTTAACATAGCGTCATAAGCGGCTTGCTGAGTTACGCTTACAAGTTCTTCATTTCTTTCTTTAGCCTTTTTTAATTGTTTCTGTATCCGAATAAAAGCATTTTGTAATTCTTTTATGTTTTCATTTTTTAACTCATCAGGTTCTTGGTCAAAGGCTTCTTTAAGGGTCATTTGTTTAATATTTCTACTGCGTGTTTTATGTATCCTAATTTATCTATCCAAGAGTCTTGATGTTCAGGATTATTAAATGCTCGAACAGTTTTTAATGAGTCCATCATTAAAGCAACTTGGTAAGCCTGGATAGGTTCTCTATCTAAAAGTGCGCCCCAAATCTTTCCTATTCTTTCAAAGTTTTGTAATGCGTCACCGTATTCTTCTTGACGCTGATTTAAGATTTCTTCGAGGCTGGGTTCTTTGGACAACGGCAAAGTCCTTTCCTGTGTTCCATTATTGAGATTTCGGCTATGCGGTGGCCTTCTGTACGCAAGGCTTTTGCGATAGTTATATTTGGGTAGTTTTCTAATAGGGCTTTATCAAGAACGCTTTTATCTTCAGAAGATAATTTGTTAATAACTCGTTGGAACGGACAATAAATACTTGTCTCAACTGCGAATTTTTGTAAAGACTCCTTGAGCGCCATAAGCAAAGACTAGCGCAAAGACTCCATAAAAGAAAGAACCCCGCCGTAGCGGGGTCTTTCGGCGTGTCGTTATTTCTTCTTTTTATCTTTCTTAGCAAGTTTATCTAACTCAAATACAACCCAGTCAGCGGCGCGGCC